TCAGGCCCGCATTTGCTGGCGCCTGGCGTCGAGCGCGGCGGCCTTCATCTCGCTGATGATCTGGTCGGCCATCTCGGCCAGCGACGAGCGAAGGTAGGAGCGCTCGGGGATGCGCGAGCCGGGGTGATGGACGATCCTGGCGAACACCTCGCCGCCGCCGGCGAGGAAGGCGAGCGCCTTGGCGCGGACCGGCAGGATGTCGTGCGGCGAGGTGACGCCGCCGTACTCCTGGATCGCCGCGTACTTGAGATCGCCGCCCGCGAAGAGGGTGGTGAGAACGGTGTCGCCGTCGATCCGCGGGCCATCGACACCGATCGAGGCGGCGAGTGCGCCGGTGCGGGAGTGCAGCACGCCGCCGCTGACCTTCGATCGCACCAGTTCCAGCAGCTGGTCGGCGAGCGCGGCCGACTTGGCGGCGACCGCCGCGGCGACCGCGGCCGGCAGGCCGTCAAGTTTCGCTCCGAGCTGATCGGCGCCTGTGAGCGTGACCGACAGCATCAGAAGGGCGCCAGCACCTGGTAGGACGCGAGCAGCGCGCGGGCGGTGTCGTTCATGTCCTTCAGGCTGAAGGCGATCACCTCCTGGCCGCCGAGGCTCTTGGACGACAGGCCGATGCGGTCGCGGCGGCGGAAGGCTTCGCCGACCAGCTCGACAGCCGCCTGAGCTACGTCGGCGGGGGTGGTGGCGTAGCCGGCCGTGTAGGTGACCACTACCGGCAGGGCGAACGGGAAGCGGCCGCCGACCAGCTGCAAGGTGCGGTCATCGAAGAGGAGGCCGCTGGTGAGCGTCACCGGATCGGCCGCGGAAGTGATGGTCTGGCCGGCGAAGGCGACGCTGGCGACCGCGGTGATCGGGAAATTCCGCAGCAGCATCACCGACTGCCCGTTGCCGCGATAGGTCTCGACGTAGCTGGCGGCGAGGATCTGGCGGCCGAGGTAGTTGGTGATGAAGCTGGAGACGGCGGTGACCAGCCCGCCGAGCAGGGTGTCGGACGTAGCCCCACTGACGCCAAGCCAGGCCTTGACGGTGTCGAGGTCGGTGAGATCGCCGGCGGCCATGACATTCCTCCGTCGGGCTCCCATCCCGCTCGACGGGAGGGGTTGGGGGTGGGGGGCTGTCTGGGATGAACCGCTGCGGTGGATGGGTCCGCCAGCGGGGAACTCCGCCGGCACACCCCCACCCCCTGCCCCCTCCCCTCAAGTAGGAGGGGGGTTAACGTCAGCCGTTGGCGATGTTGTTGAGGACGCCCATGGCGAAGGGGGCGTAGACGGCGAGGACTTCCTCGACGTAGACGCCCTTCTGGCGCTGGCGGGTCACCGGCGGCCAGTCGATGGCGTAGTAGTCCTGCCGGCACTTCACCTCGGCGACGTTGGGCACCTCGCTGGACTGGTACTGGGCCGGCAACGTCTCGGCGTAACCTAGGATCGAGCCCGGCGGCACGAACGGGTGGATCTTCACCGGGATGCGCAAGCCCCCGTCGAGCAGGAACGGGTTGTAGTAGGTGGAGATCATGCCACCGGCGTCGAGCTGGTAGCCGCCGCCGTCCGTATCCTGACGATACCGCAGCAACGGTCCGGTACCGGACGACAACACCTTGTTGGTGATGTTGCGCAGCTCCTGGCTGTTGACGAAGAGGACCGTGGGAGAGACCTGGTAGGTGTCCCACATGCCCTCCAGCATGGCGTCGATCTCGTTGACCGAGCCGCGGCCCGAGGCGGTGAGCGCCGTGCCGGCGCCAGCGGTTCCGGTGGCGAGGGCCTTCACGTAGGCGTTGCTGCCGGACTTCAGCGCCGTGGTCAGCAGGCCGTCGTAGCCGAGGCTGTTGGTGGACGAGTCGGCGGTGATCGCCGTCGCCGCCTGCTGACTGCTCAGCAGCGCCGCCGAGAAGGTCGCCGAGTTGATCGTGGTGATCGCCTGCAGCGTCTCAGATCCGGTCGTGCCGACGAACCAGACGTAGGCGACGGCGCCCTGGATCGGCGCGACGGTGGCCGAGAGCGTCTGGCCGAGGGTAAGAGCCTGGGTGGCGTTGGCCGACTTGTTGGACGAGCCGCCGTTGATGGCGAAGGTCTTGCCGTCGGCGCCGGTAACGGTCTTGGAGGTGGCGATGCCAGCCGCCAGCGAGGAGTTGCGGTAGCCCTCGAGAGTGAGGGCGACGACGATCACCGAATAGGTGGCGGCCGGCAGCGTCGCGCCGGAGCCGGCGGCGGCGAGCGACGGGGTCGCCGGCGTGCCGAGGGCGAGCGAGGTGTTGCCGGCGAGGATCGCCATCTCCTCCTTCAACATGGTCTTTTGCAGCAGGCGCATGGCCATGGTGGCCTGGATGTCCTCGAAGCCGACCGCGGCGTTGATTGCCTCGAAGGTGACCGCGTCTTCCTCGCCGAGGGTGACGTAGGAGGCCGACTTGGTGGCGGTGGCGTAGCTCATCTGGCCGGCGCGCTGGCCTTCGGCCACCCAGCCGATGGAATCGTAGCCGGAGCCGATCAGGGACGAGACCTGGCGCCAGTTGGTGGCGACGCCCGTGCCGCCGGCGACGCGGGGCACGCGGTTCCGGAGCGGCGTGGCGGCCGGATAGAGGTTCTTGGCCGGCGCCTGCAGGTCGAAGGCAACGAGGCCGGTGGCGGTGGAGATGGTCTTCTCCAGCCGGTCCGGATCGACCCCGGCCTGGGCGAGGATGGTGCGCGCGATGTCCTCGCTGGGGTGGGACATGGCGTGGACGAACGACTTCTTGAGTTCGTCGGGCGAAAGGGTGGCAGGCATGGGCGATGCTCCTCGGTCAGGGGCAAGGGAGGGGCGTGGCCGGGCGCACGTGCGCCTGGCTGTCGATGCGGGTTTGGTTGAGAGGTCAGCCGATCGGGATCGGCTGACGCAGCGAAGCCTTCATCAGCAGGAAGGCGCGTTCGTCGGGGGTGAGGGCGGCGAAGGCCTTGTGGGCGTCGTCGGCGGAAATGTCCGAGCTGGCGGCGGGATCGGCGTCCTCCGCCTTGCCGATGGCGCGGGCATGGGCACTGGCGGCGGTGCGCGGCGGCAGCGGCGCAGCGGCGAGGCGCTCGATCAGCGCGGTCTGGGCCTGGAGCCGCTGTTCGAGGGCCTCGACCCGGGGCAACGCCTTGGCGAGCACCGCCTCGACCAGCGCCCCGCCGTCGAGCTTAGCGAGGTCGCCGGCGGTGACGGCCTTGTCCGCATCCGGGCAGTTGTCGGGATCGCAGACGGCGCCGAGGGCCGCCAGCGCATCGTGGACCGCTTGCAACGAGTCTGGGTCGGCGGCCGCCAGCTCCGCGATTCGTGTCGCGACGTCGGCGGGATTGCTACTGGCGTCGTTGTCGTCCGCTGGCTGATCATCGGCGTCGCCTTGGTCGACGGGGTCGTCGTTCGCTTCGTCGGGCGCGTCTGGATCGTCGTCGTCGGCAGCATCCGTGTCGGTGGGTGAATCGTCGGTCGGCGTATCGGCAGGCTGCCCGCCGATGAGGGCCGCTCGGGCTTTGGCGACATAGTCCTTCCAGGCGGCTGGCCGGCCGGCGGCCCGGGCCATCTCGGCGGCGCGCGCCTTGACCGCCTCGTTGCCGGGCGCGGCGGGCGGCCCGTCGACGACCTCGGCTTTCCAGAGATCGATCACCGCCTCCGGATTGGCCGGGCGGTCGACCAGGCTGATCTCGGACAGTTTTATCTTGGTGATGACGGTGGCGTCGGTAGCGTCGCGCGCCAGCACCCGGCCGCCGATCGAGAAGCCGGAGTAGGTGCGCGACTTCACCTTGGCGATGGCGACCGGATCGACCACGTGGGCGACGATGCGGGTTGCGCCGTCCTCGTCGACGCTGGCTTCCAATGTGCGACCCGCCGCCGACGGCTGGTGCATTTCCCGCAGCGCCGGATAGCGGGCGTAGTCTGGCAGCGCGGCCTTCATGGCGTCGGGCAGGACGATCTCGCCCGCATCGTCCCGCGTGCCGGTGGAGGCGACGCCATAGACCTTCAGCGTGCCGTCGGGCTGGTCCTCGATCTTGGTCAGTTCGCCGAAGAGGCGCATGCGGGCGGGCTCCAGTTCAAAGACCGTCAAGGCGGGGGAGGCTGAGAGGTCGCGGCGGCGGCCAGCAGCTCGGCGCCGGTCGCGCCATAGATGCGCGGCTCGTCTCCGCCGGCGACTGCGACGAGGCCCCGCCGCAGGCGGATTTCGTTGATCGTCGCCGAACCGTTGCGCAGGGCCTTGTCGTCGATGTCGGACTGCACCTGGGGATTGACCTCGACCGTGTCGCGCCAGGCGAATTCGAGGTCGGTCTCGCCAAACTCCTGCCTGTTGACGCCGTCGATGAGGCGCTTCACCCAGAGCTTCAGCGGCTGCAGGCCCTCTTCAAGGCCGCGATCCTGGTCCTCGCCGGCGGTGGCGCGGTTCATCTGCTTCACGAACGGAGTCGGCGGCAGCGAGAAGGCGAAGGCGACGATGCGGGCCAGCCACTCGTCGAAATCGTCCTTGAGCGGTGGATCCTTCAGCGACTGATAGGCGGCGCCGGCAGGCGTCCAGATCAGCTTGGCGCGTTCGGACGGCTGGCCGGCGAGCTGGGCGTTGAGCCAGAGCTGCAGCTCGCGGATCTGGCTGGGGCCCCAGCCCTCGGGCGCGGTGAGGAAGCCAAGCGGCGCGTTGCCTTCGGTGAAATAGGCGAGCTGGGCGGCCTGGCGGTTGACGATCGTCTGTATGGTGACGACGATCTGCTCCACCGGCGAGAAGCCCAGCACATGGTTGGGGCGGCGGTTGCGCGGGGCGTAGAGCAGGTCGTCGGTGGTCAGATCAGCCCAGACGCGGCCCTTGATGACTTGCTGGTAGGCGGGCGCGGGCGGCGGTGGCGTGCGGCCGGTCTCGTCGACCAGCACCTTGATGGTGTCGCCGGGGACGACATCGAGGACGATCAGCCGGCCGGTGCGGTCGCGGCGCTTCTCGAACGCCGGCGCATCGATGGCGAGGAGGTCTTCGATCGCCAGCCGCAGCCAGGTCGCGAAGTCATGCACGCCGTCGGGACTGCGCCAGAACTGGGTGAACTGCTGGGCGCGGGCTTCGAGCGCCGGCGTGGCCGGGACGCCGTTGCGCGGATTGAGCCGCCAGTGCAGGCCTTCCAGCTGGTCCTTGCGGGTCTCGATGGCCAGGCGGACCAGCTCCACGTTGGAGAAGGCGCGCAGGTGGGCGAAGCCGAACGCCTCGGACGAGCGGGGCGTGATGACCGTGTTGACCCCGACCGGGAAATCCCAGACCCGCACCGGCTCCTGGTCGGGCGGATCGAGCGGCTGGCCGGGCGAGAACACCGCATTGGTGACGCCAGGCCCCAGCGGGCCGTAGCGCGTCTGCCAGCTGAGCGACGTGCGGATACCGCCGGTGGGGGGCATGCAGGACTCCTGCGGCATCAGTCAGCGGTGCGGCGCGCCAAATCTTCGCGCGCCATCTCCAAAAACCCTGTGCTCGCCAACCGGCTCTGGTGCGCCCCGAACGCCCGGCTGGTGGCGTCCGCGTCGTCGTCATGCGCCGCGGTTGGAAAGCCTTCGAGCGATGAGAACCAGGCTTCGTTCCAGGGCGCGCGGAGCACGTAGACGTTGCCGGCTTCGGCCTGGGCGCTGAAGGGGCCGAAGCGGGTGACCTTGTCGCCGCTCTCCGGGGTGGCGCGGACGGTGAAGCCCTCCAGGGCGCGGACGAGGGCGGCGGCCTGGGACTTGCCGGCCTGGCCGGGGTCTTGCGGCAAGGCGACCTCGACGTCCGGACCGTCCTCGGCGGCGGTATTGGCGAGATAGCGTTCGACGCCGGCCGGGGTGGTGCGGATGCGGCGGTGGTCGAGCACGTAGTAACCGCCGTCGGCGCTGCGGCCGAGTTTGACGCCGCAGGTCCAGTCCGGATCGTTGGACTCGGTCTTCGGCGTCGCGGCGAGGTCCCAACCGCGCTTGACCACCAGGCCGGTCGGCACGGCGTCGACTACCTGGCACCAGGCGCGGTTGAAGATCAGGCCGGCGGCGGCGCGGATCTTCCAGTTGCCGTTCAGCAGCCGCTCGCGCTCGACCCGTGGCAGCGACAGCAGCTTGGCGCGATAGCCCGGATCGGCGGTGGTGAGCGCGTGGTTGTTGTTCAGCCGGGCCGGGAAGAAGGCCAGCGAGCGGGGGCGAAGCCCAGAGTACTGACGACTGAGTTGGGTCTTGCTATCCGCCCACTGCAGGCGATCACCGACGCGGACGAACCAGCGCGGGCGCCCGGCCCGTTTCTGGATCGGCAGGCCGCTCTCCGGATCGATCCACCAGGCGACCAGCTCGGCCACCCAGCTGTCGGCGTCCGGATTGCAGGTGGCGCGGATGTAGGGCGTCACGCCGCTGACCGAGCGATTGCGGGCGGTCATGCTCCAGAACTGGGCGGCGGTGAAATGGGTCAGCTCGTCGAAGCAGATCATCGGCAGCTGGGCGCCCTGCCAGTCGAGCACCGTCTTGTCGTGCTCCAGGTGGGCGAACTTCACCTTGGCCCCGGAGGGGAAGCGCCACTCGAGCGCCGCCGCGAAGGGCTGGCCGTGGGCGGCGGGATAGATCTTGCAACTCTCATCCCAGAGGCCGCCGGGATTGCGGACCTGCACCGTGGTGCGGCGGAAGAAGGCCGCCGAAAAGTCCGCGTGTCGGCATTGAAGGAGCGGCGCCAGAAGCAGCGCCCAGGTCTTTCCGCCGCCGGCCGCGCCGCCGTAGATCGCAACGTCGGCCTTGCAGTTGATGAACTTCCGCTGCGGTCCCTTCTGCGCGACGAAGCGAGGCCGGTCAGTCCTTTCGTCTGCCTCCTCCGGGTCGTCGGTCGCGGCGGTTATCGGAGAGGTCGAAATCGGCGAGGATGTCGACGGGCTCGGGTTTCGCTGGCGCGGCCGCGGGCCGTCTCGGCTGGCTCGAGGAATTGGACGGCCTCCCGTAGCGCACGGCATAGACCTTGGCCCAGGCAGCGGGGCTGAACGGCTCGCGGTTGAGCCGGGCCTGTTCTGGCTGACTGTCCAGCCAGGCGCGCGCCTCATTGTCCGCGCGGGCGAGGGCGGCGGCGAAGGTTTCGTCGGCCTCGGCCCAGGCCTCGAAGTCGAGCTGTGACGCGCCGAGGTCGGAGGCGATCTGCGCCCGCGTCCGGCCCTTGCGGCCGCCCTCAACCACGCGATCGGCGAAACTTGGATCGTAAGGGAGAATGCGGGGCAT